TCGACGACGAGCCCTGTCTGGGCGCCATTCTGTTCAAGCTCTTCGATACCCATGTTCACGAGGTTCCCCGCCTTCACCTTCCAGCCGCTGTTCGCCGTGGTGTTGACAATGTGCAGCTCTTGACTGGACACCTTGTTCAGCAGCTCCTGTGGGTCAATCAGGTTCTCCACCAAACCTACAGTCTTGCCGTAGCGGAAGTGCGGAAAGTACGGCACCACCGTAAAGCGGTTATAAGGACTCCAGTCGTCGTGCAACACACAGTGATCTGCGGTCACAGTCCAGCGCACGCGCTTCGTCTTCTCACTGATGATCGTCATCTCGCCCTGCATACGCTCCAGCAATGCGGCTATGCGGTTCCTGTCCCATGCGTCCGGTACAGGCTTCCTATCCCCGGTCTGGATGTCCACGAAGAACTTCTGCATGGCGAGCTTGCGGTACTGGCGCTCCAGCACGCGAATGTTACGCCTGACGTGCGCCGTGTCCTGAATACCGTAGTAACTGCCTGCGAGGTTACTACCGGCGAAGCGGTCTCGAACCTTCTCGATAGAGTCGTAGGCGTAAGGGAACAGGCTCTCTTCCTTGTCCCGCAGGTACTCAGCGTCTGACTCGCCGTACAGCGTGGCGATGTCCTGGTACGTCATCCACTTCGTGATGAACACGTCGTTCCACTCATCCGGGTCGTACTCTTCCGCGTCAGGGTCGATGACCACATTCTTGCTGTTCTGCTGCTTGATCCGCACCGTGCCGCTCATGTTGTTCTTGAAGTCCATGCGAACGTCATAGAACCCGCGGCTGCGAATAATCCCGTATGCGAACACAGAGCTGCGCACCCAGTTCAACTGGTTCGTCGCTGCGATCTGCGCCCACACCTTTGTCAAGGCGTCTGCCACCTCGCTCGTCGCGCCCAGGCCCGCAGGACGGAAAGACACCTCATTGCGGTTGTAGATCTGCTCACCCATGATGGTGGACATCGTGGAGATGATCTTGTTTATCGTCAGCGCCGGACGTTTGACGAGCTGAAGTGCTGCGCGGTCAGTCTCTGACCACTGGTTCCCGACGAAGAAGTTGTCGCACTTGTCGGCTTTTTGGAGGAAGTCGTAATGGCCTCGCTCCACGCAGTACCTAAACCGATACCACATGTCGCTGGCTAACTGGTCGTTCACTGGCATTTCTGCGCCACCTTGAGGTTGTAGTACAGGTCTTGGAGCTTGTCGAACGACACCGCGCGCAGCTTGTCCGGTATCCAGCGCCATGTACGCTCCGTCATGGCGTGCCCCGATGCGAAGTACGCCAAGCCCATCTTCTCCGCCTGCAGGCCGATACCCATCGTAGGGAACCCGACGCCGCAGATGCCGTCCACCAAGAGGTCTATGAGAGAGAACTCCAGGCGCGGCGAGTCTTCGTCTTGAAACTCCGCGCCGATGCGGCTGATGCCGTCAGGCTGGGTAGAGTTCAACGGTGTAGCCCTCCAAGGTCAATGTGTCGCCGGGGACGTACCCGTTAGATGCGCGCGGATACCACGCGCCAGAAGTGTCCAGGTAAGTTGTCATAGCATGGGCCCCCAGACAATTCCGAATGTGTCCGCACCGTTGCTGAGCTGGACTGTCAGCCCGCCCATGAACTTAACGCCGTAGTTCCCACCGAAGGAGGTGCCCCCCGCAGGGGCTGTCCAGCGCGCTGTGGCGCCGGTGCCGATGGCTGAAGCCTCACGCACTGTGACCGTACCTGACGCAGTACCCTGCGGGATGATTGCAAGGAGGCGAGCGTTGCTCGCAGAAATAAGAACCTCCGTTGCGCCCGTTACGAGCTTGAGGTTGTACGCCGGTTGCAGCATGGGGTGCTCCTGTTAGAGTTCGCAAGATTCTATCCGACTCGCTTAAATCAAAGCAACTAAGCTGTCAAGTGCGAGCCTCCGAGCTGGCGCAACTGCGTGCTGAGCTTGTCCTTCCACGACTTCTGGTGCGCCTGCTCCTTCACCTTCGGAGCTGCGACCGACGTGGCGAGGCGCGTGAGGTGCGCCGCCGCGTCCACTTGGTCGTCGTGCTTACCTCCACCCTGGAACCGCAGCAGTTCACCCTTAAACTCTGTGTACCAAGGTGCGCGACAGGGGAACTGGACCTTCCCCTGCTGCATACGACCTCTGAGGGGCTGGGCTCTCACACGCTTGTCTGTCAGAGGCACAATCACTTCGTACGACGGGTAGAACTTCTTCGTCTCACACGCCTTGTCAAAATTCGCCTTGATCGCCTTCCAGATCTGGCCGTCCTCGACCGCAATCTGGTCCGCCCCGTGCATCTGCGCGTAGGTCACTATCGCTGTGCCCAGCTCTATACCGTCGTCTGTCTTAAACCGCCACACGTCGAGGATATACAGCGTGTCGTACTCGTCTAGCAGGCCCGTAATCCCCACGGTCCAGTCACTACTCTGCTTCTCCGTGATGGCGAAGTCCCAAGCCTGCAGCACGACGCGCCCATGGCGCTTGGGCGCGTGCGTGTACTCCACGAACATGTCCTTGGTGAAGAACACCCCGCCCTCTGGCGTCGGATTCTGCTGGTAGAGCGCTTCCCACCAGCGCTGCTGACCCAGCGCGTAGTAGTTCGCCTTGCGCTTTCTCAGAGACTCCAGCGTGTAGCGCGAGGGGTGTAACGCTGTGTTGTGCGGGCGCGTGAGCCGTGCACCCTTCGGCACGGGGGCTCCGGGAGGTATCTGCACGATGGCGTCGTCCTCAAGGATGTACTCGTCCCCCGTCTCGTTGATGGCAGGGTAACTGATGATCTCGAACTTGTCCCCGTCACCCGTCGCCATCACCTGCTTCACCCGACCCGCCCAGTCATCTTCATTCCAGGTGGTCATGATCCCCAGCACTCCGCCCCCAGGAGCTAAGCGCGTGAGGGCGGTGGACATATACCACTCCCACGTGGCATCGCGGATGACTTGAGAGTCCGCCGCCTCGGCGTCCTTAACTACGTCATCGAGCAGGAGAATGTGGCACCCTCGGCCCGTGATCATCGTACCCACACCCGCAGCCAAATACCCTCCCCCGGACATCGTGTTCCAGTTCTCCACACTCTGACTAGACGTGTCGAGCTTCATGTCTGGAAACACAGCTTGATAGCTCGGGTCGCGCACAAGGTCGCGCACGTAGCGACTAAAACTCAGCGCGAGTGACTGCGAACCTGACGCTGCGATGATTTCCCAGTCCGGGTGCTTGCCCATGACCCAAGGAGCGAAGTGGCGAGAGCCGATTTCACTCTTCCCGTGACGCACAGGAACGTTCAGCATCAGCCGAGGCTCCAGACCATCCTCAACCTGCTTCAAAAACCGCTCCAGGCGCCTGCAAATGTCCTCGTGGACCCATCCGGCCATGTACTTCGGCCTAAACCGCTGAATAAACGGCAACAAGCGGCGTCGGGCCAGCGTGCGTGCTGCCAACTCCTGCATCGTCGGGTTCGTAGGGTCTATTTCTGCGTCCACATGGACGAAGCCCGAGGCAGGTTCCTGGTCGTTCTGAGGGGCTACGTGCGGGGTAGGTTCCACCCCGAGCTTTTTAGGCCGTCCTGGGGGTTTTTTGGCCGCTTGCGGTGCTGGGCCAGCCGACATGCACTCTGAACACGTTGTAGCGGTGAGACTGGGGAACAACGTCGGTGACTTCTTCTCCCCGCAAACGACGCAAACGAAGAGTGCAGGCTTGGCAGACGCCTTAGTTGATGGTTTTACTCTCGACATCAACCACATCCCCGCCGTTATTGATGAAAGCCAGCAAATCCTCGTCGCTCAAGGCTTCGAACTTCGATTTGAGGCGCTGCTGACCGATATTCAGGTTCACCGTCTTCACTTCAGGTGCGTAGTGGCCCAGGATCTTGGCAACTTCGGTCCAACCCTTGATCACGTTGGCCGCGTCCCCTTGCATCCGTGCCATGGCAACACCGTCCATGATTCCGTCAATCACGTCCAGGCGCTTGATTTGCGTGAGATCTGTCAACTTCTCGCGCGCTCGCTGAATTTCTTCCTTGACCGTGAGCGACAGCTCTGGCGCCTGAGCGTGCGGATACCCGGCAGCGATGGCTGAAGCATGGCGAGACTTTCCCGTCATCACTCCATCGACGTACTTCTGCTGTTGTGCGGTGGGTTTTCGTGCCATGTTTCGACTCCGTTAGATCACATTCTAGATGTTTAGACCTGCCGAGGTCTAGTGCTATTGTTTTGATAGCTGTGTCTGTAAAAAATTTATAAATTTTTTGAGAAAACCGCTGAGAAAAAGAGACGGGGGTGGCTTGGGATTTAGAAACGTAGTGCTACGAATTTAGGAGCGTAGTTCTGGGAAACGGAGAAACTTAGTCGCGCGCTAACCCCTCCCAGGGTGCTTAAAACCACCGCCCCACTTCGGATTCGGCTTCGTCCTAAGACTGGAGTCCCTAAACACCCAGGACGCAGCAAGCTGCTACCAATTCGAGTGTGTGATGTGTAGACGATGAACGGTTCGTCGTCTCGCAACTACCAGGAGTTAACCATGGCTACTAAGTCTCTTCCCACTACCGCCCAGTCCATCGCTTCGATGAGCGTCGCTGAAATCCAGGCCAAGGCTGCTGCTATTCGTGCAGCGCGCAAGAACCAAGCACCTGGCTCATCAGATGCGCCGCTCGGCGTGAAGCTGGGCTACAGCGCTGCGAACTTCATCAACGGCTTTGGCGTCATGCGCGATGCGTACAGCGTGCGTCGTGCGGAGCGCACAGGCTTGTGAATCAAAGGGCTTCGGCCCTTTGATTCGAACCGTCAATCTATGAGGAGCGGAGAACCCAAATGAGCGCTATCACAACCCTGTCTCTGTACAACGCCTTTCGCGCCATCGGCGTCAAGCCCGCGCGTGCGTGGAAGCTCGCCACATTGGCACAACGTGTCTAAGCATCTCGGACCTTCGCAGCAAGCTGCGTGGGTTCGAGTTTTTCTTGTGCAGTCGCTTTTGACTGTTTTATTTAGGAGCCCTGCCCCATGGACATCGAAATCACCCTGCGCAACGTTGACCCCATGCTCATCATGATGATGGCTGAAGCGCAGACACCCCAGGAGGTAGCTGAAGTCCAGCGTGAGATCGACGCTCAGGAGATCTTGGAAAAGATTGCCGAGTTCAAAGAGCGCTACGACTACAACCTCTAAGCCCCTCGGAACTTCGCAGCAAAGCTGCGGGGTTTCGAGTTTTTCTTGTGCAGTCGCTTTTGACTGTTTTATTTAGGAGCCTTTCATGTTTAACAAGTCTTTCAACCTTCCCGCCTTCATCTCCGACCTACCTTCTCTCGAACTGCGCGGGCACGTCCTGCGCGCCGTCGTAGGCAGCATCAACGCAACGCTGATCGGCGCTGCAACGACTGCCGTACGCGGCCTTATCGAAGACGGATACGATGTCAACGAGCTAAGCGCCTCGGATGTAGCGGCTCTGCTGCACGGACCGGAGACCGGTGCTCAAGCGCCCGACGACTTCATTGCGGAGAACAAAGCGCTGTATGCCTTCGGCAGCGTGCTGCGTGAAAAGCTGGTGAAGATCGACGGGCGTGACGACGCAGGTTCTATCGCCAACACCTTGGGCTTTATGACCGGGCAACAGCGTTCGCGCAACGTCAGCCCTGCAGCGCTTGACGCACTCAAGGCGGCTGGCATCACCTTTACGGAAGATGAACTCAAGGCTGCGCGCGACGCACAGCGTTTGACGGACCAAGCTCGTGCTGATCACCGCGCCACTATCGTTGGCCCTATTGAGTGGTTCGTGGACAACCGGTTTGTCTGCCCGGTGGATGATGAACTGGCCGACCCCGAGTTCAGCGCCTACGCAGCCCTGTCTGAAGAACGCCAGGAGATCTTGTGCAGCAAGACGCTCGCTGCGCTCAACAGCGCTGTATCTCGCGCCAAGCAAAACACGCTCTTTGGCGGCAAGGGGCTGGGCGTGAGCGACATCATCTTCGCCACCAAGGCCATCGCCGCCATGGCTGAAGGCATCGTGGCTGTGCGCGAAGCTCCAAAGCCCGCAGACGGCCCGACACCGGGCAAGGCCAAGCGGGTGCGTAAGCCCAACGCGAAGCCTGCTACGGCTGAGCAACTGAAAGCGCTGGTTGAGCACGCAGCGCACTGATCACGAAGGACGACACCCAACGGGTGTCGTCCTTTTGTTGTTCAGACCAACGGGCTTCGCAACTGCGTTGCGAAGTGTGATGGACGACGCGCTACGCAACTGCGTTGCTCCGCGCGTCGGGGCGCAGTTCTATGGTGCTGATCTATGGTGCTTCGTGCGATGTAACAAAGTTACCAAGTATTTAGCAATTCATGTAACTCAAGGAGACCAAAATGTTCGGACTTGGACACGTCGATCTAATGCCTTTGTTCGCAGGACTTGTTTATGCGCTCGGCATTTTTAGTGTGTGGAGAAAGTTCAAGACACATCGCTACTTCGGTGCAGTCGCTGAGCTTTCAATTTTTGTTCTGTTGATGAAGTTGCATGGAGGCACGCTTGCAGGTGGTGTTGGTGCAACCATCGCCGCGTTGATCGTCGGCACATTTATTTCACCAACCAAGCGCACGTAAGTTGTCTATACAACCACGTGCGAAGCCCTAAAAACGACGTACAAGGTGCTGTGCATCTTCGCCAAAAGGCCGTTTTTTCGTGCTACAAATTTAGTAGCAACAAACCCAATACTGGCCTAATTCTCCAAGTTTTGGAGGGTTCCGTACTATGCTTTTAATAGCAAAGAACGTAGCAACGACGCCATTTTCAAGACTTTTGACAAGTTGTATATACAGGGTCTACGACCCTCCGAAATAGTTTTACCTTCCCCTACATATATATTTTTTTCTCTCTTTCTATTTTATTTATTTATTTAGAGATATAAAAATAATGGAGGAATGGAGGAAATAGGCCCTTGTAAGAGCGAAAAACCTATCCTCCGAAGTCCCTCGAAAAC